GGCGGCGGATTTCGTTCAGTTCGTTCTGGTCACGGTTAGCCAGACTCGCCGGGAAAGTTGCCAGTAACTGGCTGAACACACCGTTGATGATCTGCGCTACCTGCTGTACCTGTGGCTTTTCGTCGTACTGTTCCGGCATGTTGTTGGCGATCCGACGCATCTGCTCACGGTCAAAGTTAACCATCTGTGCGGCGATGTTTTTCATAGATCCACCCCGTAAATCCAGTCAGTGTTTGTCAGGTCGAGTTTTGGTTTGCTGGCTGTCACGACTGCCTGTTGCTTGTTACGGTTGATTTCGAGCTGGGTCCACTTGTCGCGGAGTTTGGCCGGGCTAAGCACGTTACCGGACCAGAAGTTGTCCTGGCATGCCCAGCGGAACAGTACACACATGTCGCGGTGGTTACGTCCGTCACGTTCACGCATCAGGCGGATATCGTTAGCCCACCCAGCAAAATTCGGTTTTCTGGCTGATGGCGCGATGGTCTTCACCATGTCAAACATCCACTCTGCGGCGGTCAGGTCTTCTGCTGTTCCCCACTTACTGCCGCTCTGAATTGCAGCATCCGGTTTAACCACAGAAAGATCGTTTTCTGGCTGGTCAGAGGATTCGCCAGAATTCTCGGACGAATAATCTTTTCTTTTTTCTTTTGTAATAGTGTCTTTTGTGTCCCCCTGTTTTGAGGGATAGCAATCCCCCAATTTGAGGGATGTTTTATCCCTCGTTTTAGGGGATTTTCCCTCGTTTTGAGGGATACACCATTCTGAGATGTTTTTATTTGGTCCAAACATGCCGCCTTGCTGCTTGATAATATTCATTCTGACGAGTTCTAACTTGGCTTCATTGCACCGTTTGACAGGTAACTTTGTAATCTCGCTAAGTTGAGAATCGGTGATTCTGTCCATTGGTTTATTCCACCCATAGGTTTTACGCAGAATGGCAAGCAGCACTTTAAACTGTCGCTTGGTCAGATCTGCGCCTGAATAAGCCTCAAGCAGCATATTTGATAGTCTGGCGTAACCATCATCGAGATCTGCCACATTACGCTCCTGTCCGGTAAAGTTACCTCTGCCGAAGTTGAGTATTTTTGCTGTATTTGTCATAATGACTCCTGTGGATTGATCCAGTCTTTCTACATCAGGCCTCAAAACTGTTGCAGCAGTCTTGAGGCTTTTCTTTTGTCAGCACCATGGCTACTTTCTTTGCTAGCTTTGCTAATTCCTCGTCTTCAACACCCCACTCCAGCACAGCCAGAAGCATGGCCATCTTTGGGATAAAGCTGTCTTTCCATCGCGAAATTTGCGATTCATTAATCCCTAATGCATCAGCAACCTTTCGCTGACCACGTACAGCAATTCGATTCAGGATGTTGCTTGTGATTGCATTCGCTTTCTTGCGAGTACTTGTAAGTTGCATATGTAAGTATTTCCTTAACAAATAAGAAGTTATACGCACCAACTGATGCGCGTTGTATTCCCGCATTTCGGCGGGAATAAGGACCATGACTGTTAAAGAGCAATTTGCTTATGCCGCTTTGCGATAAGCACTTTCTTGATACTTCAGGGCGCCAGCTGTAACGACTTCCAGTCGATAGGCGTCTTTCTCTGGGATGACTTCCTTCCACTGAGAGACTGCTGCATCGCTAATGCCTAACGCTTTAGCTACCGCACGCTGGGTTCCGAAGTGGTCGATAACATCTTTCTTGTACATAGACTCGCTCCGAAATTAAAGAACACTTAAATTATCTATCAAAGGAATCTTAAGTCAAGTTTATTTAAGATGTCTTAACTATGAATACACAACTGATGGGTGAGCGTATTCGCGCTCGCAGAAAAGAACTTAAGATTAGGCAGGCTGCCCTTGGCAAGATGGTTGGCGTGTCTAATGTTGCTATTTCCCAATGGGAGCGTTCTGAAACTGAGCCCAATGGCGAAAACCTATTGGCTTTAGCCAAGGCTTTACAGTGCTCCCCTGATTACTTGTTGAAAGGAGAAGATAGTCTTTCAAACATTGCCTATCACAGCAGGCATGATCCAAGAGGTTCGTATCCTCTAATTAGTTGGGTAAGCGCAGGATGTTGGATGGAAGCTGTAGAGCCATATCATAAGCGTGCAATAGATAACTGGTACGATACAACCGTAGATTGTTCAGAAGATTCGTTTTGGCTGGACGTAAAGGGTGATTCGATGACGGCTCCAGCCGGTCTTAGCATCCCGGAAGGGATGATAATACTAGTCGATCCTGAAGTAGAACCTCGTAATGGGAAGCTGGTAGTGGCAAAGCTCGAAGGAGAAAACGAGGCAACTTTCAAGAAGTTAGTTATTGATGCTGGCAGAAGGTTTCTAAAACCACTTAACCCACAATATCCGATGATTGAGATCAACGGGAACTGCAAAATCATCGGTGTAGTTGTCGATGCAAAAATAGCAAACCTTCCATAAGGGGCATTCGCCCCTTTTTTTCTTTCCTTTAAAAATCAAAGCAAAACTTAAGCTTCGCAACAAAATTTAAGTTTTCTTCAAAAACGCTCTTGACCAATAGTTAAAGAAATCTTAAATTTAAGTCATCGGCAGGACGCTGGTAGCCAAACGGAACAGATTGGCAGGCTCTTTAACATTGATGGGATTGTCCCGCCGAAATGCGGGAACCAAAGAGTAGTTGGCTTTGGGGTGACGTGAAGTGCAGCTGCACGACGGCAACCGGAAGATAAGCACCCGGCGCGTCACCGCCAAAGTCAATCATCGGAGGTCAACATGGCAGTAGTCATTACATATCTGGCTGACGATAACGCCAGAAATCGCCGCAGAGCACGCAGACAGGCTCAACGTGAGCAGGCAATGCAAGAACAGCGACTGGCGCGAAAAATTGCGCTAAAGCTCTCTGGTTGCGTCAGAGCAGACAAAGCAGCATCACTCGGAAGCCTTCGCTGCAAGAAGGCAGATGAATGCAGTGGAAGTATTTGCCTGCCAAACGTAGCCATTTACGCGGCAGGCTACCGGAAATCAAAACAACTGACGGCGAGATGATAAATTAATTTGCTAATTACTTGTTTTTGCCATGCTTATCCTGAGCGATAAGTTCATCCATAAGACTGTCTTTCTTCCCAGCAAACCTAATGTAGCACTCATTTCTATAGCGTTCCGGGATAACAAAACGGTCGATTTCAGGATATCCAGTAGCAGAAGGTACCCGAATAAGAAGCCCTTTTTCGAGCAATGAGATTGCTTCAGGGCTTCCCTTTTCTGTCTTTAGCTGGTTATTAGCGGCTACAGCGAATGCCAAATACGCTCTTTCTCCAAGAGTTAACGAATCAAACAAATCTTGCACGTATTTCTCTTCTTTAGATTTGCGCTTCTGAGCAGCGAATATCTCAATTCTTTCAGTCACAGCGTGATAAGCGGAATTAACAACGCCGTTAAGCACATAGCTAACGCAAAACAACAGGATGTAATACATCCAGTAATGAGGAAGGATTTCTGGATTATGCAGGTTTATCCATTCTTTTACGCTTACAGGCATAACAATAATCAATATGATTAGGATGATTAGCATATGAATCAACTGTTTAAGTGTCATTCCTTGCAGGAAAAAATGCATTAGTTCCTGCCACCATGAGTTGTTCATCGGCGTTTCTCTTTTGCTCTCTGTAGGGGTGAATAGAGTTTATCCGATTTCTCGCTGTAGGGGTACACGAGAACCACCGAGCCTGATGTGGTTAAAAGACAGGCATACTAATAAACACTGCACTGTGTATTCATTCCAACGAGTGAATACACTGAGCAATGTCGCTCGTAACTAAACAGGAGCCGACTTGTTCTGATTATTGGAAATCTTCTTTGCCCTCCAATGTGAGGGCGATTTTTTATCTGTGAGGATATGAATAGATGTCAAACATCAAAAAATACATCATTGATTACGACTGGAAAGCATCAATAGAAATTGAAATCGACCATGACGTAATGACAGAGGAAAAACTTCACCAGATTAATAATTTCTGGTCAGACTCTGAATACCGACTCAATAAACACGGCTCTGTATTAAATGCTGTATTAATCATGCTGGCGCAACATGCTCTGCTTATAGCAATTTCAAGCGACTTAAATGCATATGGTGTTGTGTGTGAGTTCGACTGGAATGATGGAAATGGTCAGGAAGGATGGCCTCCAATGGATGGTAGCGAAGGAATAAGAATTACCGATATCGATACATCAGGAATATTTGATTCAGATGATATGACTATCAAAGCCGCCTGAGCGCGGCGTTACCGCATACCAATAACGCTTCACTCGAGGCGTTTTTCGTTATGTATAAATAAGGAGCACACCATGCAATATGCCATTGCAGGGTGGCCTGTTGCTGGCTGCCCTTCCGAATCTTTACTTGAACGAATCACCCGTAAATTACGTGACGGATGGAAACGCCTTATCGACATACTTAATCAGCCAGGAGTCCCAAAAAATGGATCAAACACTTATGGCTATCCAGACTAAATTCACTATCGCCACTTTTATTGGCGATGAAAAGATGTTTCGTGAGGCCGTCGACGCTTATAAAAAATGGATATTAATACTGAAACTGAGATCAAGCAAAAGCATTCACTAACCTCCTTTCCTGTTTTCCTAATCAGCCCGGCATTTCGCGGGCGATATTTTCACAGCTATTTCAGGAGTTCAGCCATGAACGCTTATTACATTCAGGATCGTCTTGAGGCTCAGAGCTGGACGCGTCACTACCAGCAGATCGCCCGTGAAGAGAAAGAGGCAGAACTGGCAGACGACATGGAAAAAGGTCTGCCCCAGCACCTGTTTGAATCACTCTGCATCGATCATTTACAACGCCACGGGGCCAGCAAAAAAGCCATTACCCGTGCGTTTGATGACGATGTTGAGTTTCAGGAGCGCA